CTACGACCAGCTTCTCAACGCCGACCGCCACAACATCACCATCGTCGAGGAAAAGACGGGCGTGACGCATATGTTCACGTCAGCCTTCTGGACCGGCAAGCCATCGGCCAACCGCATCAATGGCGAGCTTTCCCAGCTCGGCATCCGTGCAGATTCCTACCGGAAGCTTGGCTGATGTCCGAAACGGTGGTTCCGCTCTCGCGGAAATATGAAGCGCACGGACAGACCTTCAACAGCGTCACTTTGCGTGCGCCAAAGCTGCGCGACCATATCGCCATCGGCGATCCGGTCGAGGTGCATTCGGGTCCGGACGGGCAGGGCCGTTTCGTGATCGAGCATCTTGATCGCATCGAGGCCTATCTCGACCGGCTGCCCGTCGCCGGCAAGCCCGGGCGGGAATGCCTCGACGATCTCGACCTCGTCGACTCGATTGCCGTGAAGGATGCCGTGACGGGTTTTTTTACGGAAGCGCACAAACGGCGCGCCAAGCTGACGAACTCATCTTCCGGGCCGGACAGCGGATCGACGTGATCGGCGATCTGGATTTCGATGAAATCGGCCGGTGGTTCGACCGGTTTGTGAACTGGGCCGAACGAACAAGGGTGAAGCGTGGCTAACCGCGAAATCGAGGCGATCCTCAAGATCAGCTCGAAGCTGGGTTCCATGCGAGCCTTGCAGACGCTGCAGAAGGAACTTGGCAAGGTCGACCGACAGGCAAAGGCCTTCACCCGGTCGCAGACGCTCATGGCGTCGACGAGCAGCCGTGCCATTGCCGCCTCGATGCGCCTGTTGGCTCCCACGGCCATTGCCTATGGGCTCAAGAACAGCGTCACCGCCTATGCAGCGGTCGAGCGGCGGCTGAACCGGATCGCGGTCAACGCGGGCAAGGGTCGTGACGCCGTTGACGGCATGTTGAAGACGATCAACCGGACCAGCCGCGACTACGCGATCAGCCAGGACGAGGTGACGTCGGGGCTGGAGACGCTTGTTGCGGCCGGCCGCTCGGCCGAGGATGCCATGAGCTTCCTGCCAGCCGTCGCCGCAACGGCGCAAGCCGCCGGCGCAGACATCGCCGATATTGCCACGACGGCGGACGCTGTGGGCAATTCCTTCGATATCGCCGGCGACAGGATGCAACGCGCCTTCGATATTCTGGTGACGGCCGGCAAGCAGGGCAAGTTCGAACTCAAGGACATGGCGCAGTATCTGCCCTCGATGGCCCCTGCCTTCGCGGCGCTGGGATACCGTGGCGAAAAGGGCCTGGCCAAGCTTGCGGCCATGCTCCAGACGATCCGGCAGCGCACCGGCTCGGCAAGCGAGGCCGCGACCGCGGCGCAGAACATTTTCCAGAAGATGGAGAGCGACGAGACAGTCAAGAAATTCGCCAAATTCGGCATCGACCTCCGGAAGGAACTGGGCCAAGCCCGCAAAGAGGGTCGCGACCTGGTCGACGCGTTCCTCGACCTTGCCCAGAAGGCGACGAAGGGGGACCTGTCGAAGATCCCGCAATTGTTCACCGATGCCCAGTTCCAGGTCGGCATGCGCGCGCTTTTGCAGGGGCGGGAAGACATGGAAGGTTTCCAGCAAGCCCTTGCCAATGTCGACGGGGCAACGCTGCAGGACCTCGCACAGATCCTTGCGGACAATCAGTCCAAGCTCGACCGTATGGCTTCGTCGTGGGATCGTTTCAAGACATCGCTCGGAACCACCGTTTCAAACCCGATCTCGCAGGCGCTGGACGGGGTGAGCAACTTCCTCGATTTTGACGAGGCGATCACCCAAGGCCTGACCAAGCGGGGGCTGAACGCCAGTCAGCAAAGCATCTGGCGCGCGCGCAACTGGTTCAATCCAGAGGCTCGGGGGCTGGTTGCTTTCGAGGGTGGGTGGCGTTCGGAAGAGGGCAAGAAGGCGGAGGCCGGCCTAATGGCTGTCTCGCCCGAACTGCCATCGAGGCGGCAGGATGCTGTAGCCTCGCACGTCGATGCGAGGAATCTTCCAGCGCTGGCCCCAATACCAACGGCGCGACCGGACCCGAACATGGTGTTGCCGGAGCTGGGCTACGACAGGTTCGTTGCGCCGTCGCCGCAAGGCATGCGCCAACAGGCAGCAGCCGACGAACAGAGCCGGATAGCGGCGCTCGATGCCGCACAGCCCGGAGGCATCCGCGAAGCCTTGATGGGTGAAGCCGGCGATGCCCTGAAGGACGGTGGCGACCAGGCTGCACAGTCGATCAAGCTTGCGGGCACCAGTCTCGGCAACGCGGGCGACCAGGCGGGCAGCGCCATATCCAGCGCGGCCGATGCCATCGTACGCGCTGGCGAACAGGCCGCCGCTGCCATCCGGGCGGCCGGGGCCGACCTGATGCGGCCGATTGGCAGCCTGAACGGCCGCCCGTCGGGGCAGTTGGCCACCGGCAACCCCGGACGCACAATGCCCAATGCCGGCCGCTTGCCTGGCCCCGTTTGATCCGAGAGGAAAGAGATGGCGAGGAACTGGCTTGGCACGCTGCGGCGGGCATCGTTTCGTGGCGTCTCATTTCACGTCGAGGCCGAAGACGGGACTGTCGGCCGACGCGTTGCGGTGCACGACATTTCGGGTGGCGAAGCGCCGGTCACCGAAGACATGGGCGTGCTGGCCCGGGATTTCTATGTACGGGCCTACGTTGCGGGCGACGCGGCTGACAGAGCGGGTCACGCACTGGAAGCTGCGTGCGCGGCACCGGGGCCGTCGCTTTTGATCCTGCCGATCGATGCTGCTCGCATGATGCATTGCGTCAGTTGCCGACGGCATCGCGAACGCGACCAGGCGGGTTACCTCGCCTACGACCTCGATTTCGTACAGGCGGGCGTAGCGGCAGCCTCGGCGGGAAACGCGCTTGCAGGTCTACGTTCCATTTTCGCAGCCGGGGCGGCGATCGCTGCAGCGGCGTTGGCGGGATTGTAAGTCATGGACGAGACGTTCACCCTGCTTCTCGACCTTGCCGATCGCCTTGTCAGCGACGGTGAGGACCTCGCCCGCGTGTCAGGCTTCGCCGCTGCCGGGACGAATGCCGCGGCGCTCGATCTTGCTCGCCTCGTTGGGGAGGCGTCGGAGCCTGCATCGCTTGTCGACGCCGTAAGCAAGCTCGATCCGGATGGCATGGTGGCACGCTACTGTCTCGCCGTGGCCGGCTGCTTTGCGGCTGTGAGGGCCGACTATCCGTCGCGGCAGGATGCGATCGCGGCGCGTGCGCGGCTGTCGGACGAGGTTGCCGCTATCTATCCTCTCCTTGGGCAGGCCGGTGCGGATGCGGTTGACTTCCTGGTGATGCTCTCGGGAGCGGCGGTGCGCGCCCTGTCGGATATCGCGGCCAGCCGCGCGCCGCTGGTGCGCGTCGAAACCAACGTATCGCTGCCCTCGACCGTGCTGGCGTACGATCTTTACGCGGCGCCGGAACGTGCAACCGAGCTTGTGCAGCGAAACAGAAGCGCCACGCCGCTGATCATGCCGGCGACACTCGAGGCGGTTGCAACCTGATGCTCGAAGAAGTCAAGTTCATTGCAGGCGGCAAGGCCCTTCAGCATAGATCGTGTTCGCTGTCGGCATCGGCCGAGGAGGCGGTCCGGAGCGCCAGTTTTGAAGTTGCATGGACCGGCTCCGGCCTGCCATGCATGCCCGATGATGCCGCAACCATCACCGTTTCCGGCGAGATCTGGGGAACGGGCTACGTCCGCGATGTAAACGGGCAGCACAATGCCACCGACAGGGTCTACCAGATCAGCTTCGTCTCGCGCACCTGCGATGCGACCGAATGCTCCATCGATCACGCGACCATGCTGGCGAGCGATGTCGACCTTGTCGGGGTTGCAGAGACGTTCGATACGCTCGGCATCGGCGTGGAAGGTTCGCCGAAGACCGAAAAGAAGCGCGTTCACAAGGTTGTGCCGGGCGAAAGCCTTTTCGATACGATCGAGGCTGAGGCGCGCTCGCAAGGCGTTTTGATCCACGACACGCCGCAGGGCAAGCTGAAGCTGGCCGACAAGCCGGAAGGGCGGCACGGTAGCGGTCTGACGCTTGGCGTCAACATCATCGAGGCGTCCGGCCAATTGAGCGGAGCAAAGGCCTTTTCACCCATCAAGGTGCGCGGACAGGCGAGCGAAGGGGTTAATGCGTCGGCGCTGCGCCCCGAAGTCGAGGCGCGGGGCTCGGCAAAGCGGAAGCGGCCGCTGATCGTTTTGCAGGAAGGTGAGAGCACATCCTCCCGTTTGAAGCGCCGGGCCGACTGGGAGGCGCGGCGCGCAGCGGGTGACGGCATTTCGGCGACGGTGACGACGCCCGGCTGGCGCGACGGTGCGGGCCAGTTGTGGACGCGGAATTTCCTTGTCCATGTCGACGATGCTTGGCTGGGGATAGAGCAGGACATGATCATCGCCGCGGTCAACCTGCGACAGGACGGACAGGGCGGCACCGTGGCGGAATTGACGCTCAAGGATCCTCGTTCGCTTGGCGGCGAAAATCCGCGCGGCAAATCGAGCGATGCATGGGCGGCGCCGGAGACTGCCGAACCAGACTACCGCGAGGATGCCGATGTTTGACGCCAACCTGACCCGGATGGAATTCGACGGCACGGTGGCGCATCGCGATGGCCAGCAATTCGTCAACGGTCGCGGCTTTGCCGGCGACCGCTTCGAGCGCGCCCACAGGATAGAGCCGCACGGCTTTGCCAGTTGGCCAGTCAAGGGCGGTATCGGCGTTGTGTTGGGCACACGCGGCCGCAGGGACGCAGCCTACATTCTGGGCGGCGAACATCCCGTCTTGCGGCCGCAGATCGCCGAGGGCGGCACTGCAATCTACGATCATGCCGGCAACATCGTGTCGGTGGTGATGGCCGAACTGCGGATCGTGCACTCGACCAAGGTGACGATCGTCGCGCCGGAAATCGTGCTCGATGGCAATGTAAGGCTCGGCGGCGAGGATGCCGACCGGCCTGCTTCCGCACAAGGCACCATCGACAGCGCGGGCCACACCGAGGCCGACAATTTCGCGGCCAAGGTCTGGGTGAAGTGATGCGCATCGTTCCGATAACGGGTCCGGCAGAGCCACTGCTCGACCCGGATTTGATGTGGGATGGCCGGATCGGCGACCTTGAACTGACCGGGCTTACCGATCCGGTCAATCCGGGTGGCTTGCGCAACGGTCATGCGATCACGACCGCCGTGTTGATCTGCCTGATGACCGATCGGCGCGTTGACGCGATCGAATTGCGCGACGGCGACGCAAACCGGGGCTGGGCAGGGGACGCGTTCGACCTCGCCGAAGGGGAGACCGCGCTCGGTTCGAAGCTGTGGCTTCTCAGGCGAAGGGCACTGACGGCCGAGATCGAAGTGCTGGCGCGCGACTATGCGCGAGAAGCCTTGCAGACGCTGATCGATCAAGGCGTGTTCGTGCGCGTCGACGTTGAAGCCATCGCGATCCGCGCCCAGTCAAGGCTGGAAATTTCGGTCGCCGGTTATGGCCGTGACGGGGTGCAGACCTACGAGCAGCGCTACGCCGTTTTGTGGGAACACGTTTAAGCTTAGGGAAAAGACCATGGGTTATCCGGTTCGCACGCTGGCGACGATCTCGCAAAGCGTACGCGGCGCCGTGCGCCAATACCTGCCCGGCACGGATGCGAGCCTGAAGCAGAAC